TTACCCGGTAGTACTGGAAACAGCGTGGCCTTTAGTCCTAGTGGTTTAAACATTGCAATAGCTTCCTCTGGAACACCATTTGTCACTGCCTACCCGTGGTCAGGTTCAGGGTTTGGAACTAAATATACTAATCCCGCTACTTTACCTGCTGGCCCCGGAAACAATGTATCTTTTAGTCCAGACGGTGCTTCAATAGCTGTAGCCCACAATGTTACGCCATTTGTTTCAGCCTATCCGTGGTCTGCTTCAGGCTTTGGCACTAAGTACGCTAACCCCTCTAACTCACCTACTGGCGTTGGAACTGGCGTAGCATGGGGCACAGTGGGTGATCCTGTGTATCCTGAGTTTTTGGCTGTGGGGCACGGTACAACACCCTTCGTTTCAGCATATCCTTGGAGTGCTTCTGGCTTTGGTACAAGGTACACTAGCCCAGCCACGCTTCCTGCGAGTAACGGAAACGGCGTAGCTTTCAGCCCTAATAGTTCCGCTATAGCTGTAGCACACGATCTATCACCCTACGTCACTGCTTACCCGTGGTCAGCTTCCGGCTTCGGTACTAAGTATGCTAATCCATCTACGTTGCCAACAGGTAATGCAAATCGTGTTGCCTTTAGTCCCAATGGTTTAGCAATTGCTGTAGGTCAGGTTGCATCCCCGTTCGTAACTGCCTATCCGTGGTCTGCTTCAGGCTTTGGTACTAAATATGCTAACCCAGCTACGTTACCTGCTGGCAATGGGTACGGGGTAACCTTCAGTCCTGATAGTTCTGCAATAGCTGTAGCTCACGGTACAGCACCATTTATCTCAGCTTATCCTTGGTCTGCTTCAGGGTTCGGAACTAAGTATGCCAATCCAACTACGTTACCTATATCTGATGGGAAAGGTGTAGCCTTCAGTCCTGATGGTTCAGCTATTGCTGTAGCTCACAATACAGTGCCCGCTATTGCAGTTTACTCGTGGTCAGCTTCTGGCTTTGGTACTAAATATGCCGATCCGGCTACTACACCTCCGAATACTCCAACTAGTGTAGCTTTCAGCCCTGACGGAAGTTCAATAGCAGTTACTGCCATTACCTCATCACGTATCTTCGCATATCCTTGGTCAGCTTCCGGTTTCGGTACTCAGTACGCTAATCCGGCTACTTTACCAACAGGTGCTGGATACGATGTAACCTTCAGCCCTGATAGTTCCGCTATAGCTGTAGCTCACGTTACAACACCCTTTGTTTCAACTTACCCTTGGTCAGCTTCCGGCTTCGGTACTAAGTATGCTGATCCATCTACGTTGCCAACAGGAAATGCAGATGGCGTAGCTTTCGGCAGAATAATCTCTTAATTTTAAAAGGAAATATCATGACAGACAAAACAATTGAAACCCCTCAGACCCGCGAAGAAATCCTCGCATCTTCGCTTACCGCCCGTGAGCAAGAGGTCATGCACTACCAAATCAACATCGACAACTACACGTTGGCCTTGGAAGAAATTGGTAAGCTGCCCCCTGACGAGCGTGCTGAACTAGCCACCTTCACCAGCCAACTGCGTGACCTGTTTGCCTCTGAAAAGATGGAACAGAAGAAAGCCAAGATCATGCTGGCGGTCATCAAATCTCAGGTGGGGTAAGCTCATGTTTGCACTTATTGAAAACGGTGCGGTCAAGCAGTATCCGTACAGCGTAGGTGAACTGAAACGCACGCGCCCCAACACCAGCTTCCCCAGCGTCATCAGTGATGCGTTGATGGCTGAGAACGGTGCGATGCGGGTGTACTTCTCAACTCAGCCTGTTCTGTCTAGCACGCAAGTGCTGGAGGAAGACTCGCCTGTCTTTAGCAATGAAGATCAGCGTTGGACTCAGGTGTGGCGCGTGCGTGAAATGACTGCCGCAGAAGTGACGCAACAGTTTGACAGCGCAGCCGCTGAGGTTCGCCAACAACGTGATTCCAAACTGGCTGAGACCGACTGGCGCTTCCGCAGCGACATGACGCCTTCACAGGGCTGGATTGACCACTGCCAAGCCCTTCGGGATGTGACTGCTCAGGCGGGCTTCCCTTGGGCTATTGAATGGCCTGTAGCGCCGTAATCGGCTAAAATTTCAATTCAACTCTCAATCAACCTCATGACACCTGAAGACCGTGCTGAACTTATTGCAGACATTGCTTCTGCAATACGCATACGAAACACTGACACAGGCTTGTCTGAGGAAGAGCAGCGTTGGGTAAAGATGGCTATCCAGAAAGAAGCTCAAAGTATTGAATTGAGAAAAGCCATCATCGAGAAAACACTAACCGGCTTAGTCTGGATGGTTTTACTCGGTATAGGTTCAGTGTTTCTTAGTTGGGCAACGCAACATGGGTACAAACCATGAGTTTTATACCTGACTGGAAACACGTCTTACGCAAAGCCTGGAGCATAAAGCTCATGGTGCTAGCCGGGGCGCTTTCCGGAGCGGAGATAATCTTACCGATGTTTTCTGAGTCAATACCTCGTGGAACATTTGCGGCACTGTCAGCCCTGGCAACCAGCACGGCGTTTGTAGCGAGGCTGCTCGCGCAGCGCGAGACGTGACGCCTGAGCGTGGCAGGCGAGCCCTAACCGCCGCAGCCCTGGCCACGGCCCTGGCGGTACCCGCAGAAGGTTTAAGGCAGTGGGCCTACTACGACCCGCCGGGCATATTGACCGTGTGTTACGGCAGCACGACCAATGTGCAAAAGAACAAAAAATACAGCCTTGATGAGTGTACATCCCGGCTCAACGCGGACATGTTCGCGGCGGTGCAGGCCGTTGAACGCTGCGTGCCGGGCCTGCCAGTCAACGTGCGCGCCGCGTTCGCTGATGCTGTCTACAACATCGGGCCCAAGATAGCGTGCGACACCGTGAATTCAACAGCTGCGCGGCTACTCAAGGCGGGCTCAATAACTCTAGCCTGTGAACAGCTTTTACGCTGGAACAAAGCTAAAGTGTTGGGTGCCATGGTAGAGCTGCCCGGTTTGACCAAGCGCCGGGCCGCTGAAAGAACGCTATGCTTAGAGCCGCAGTAGCCCTAACCGCGCTGGCGGCAATAGGATATTCATTCTATTCGGGTGTTAATTACGGTGAAGCCTCGGTCAACCGAGAATGGGCCTCTGAAAAACTAGCTCGCGTTCTGGCTCAAACACAACAGTTGAAACTCGCACAAGACCGAACAGAATTCTTGCGCGGAGAGCTAGCCAAATTAACACTCGAGAAAAACAATGAAAACACCCGCACTGCTGCTCGCTACGAGTCTATTATTGCTGGGCTGCGCGAGCGCCCCACCGAACGCGCCAGTGGTGCTTCAGGTGTGCCCTCAGCTGCCACCCCTGCCGCTGGCTGCACCGGAGCGGGATTGGCTAGGCCAGATGCGGAGTTTCTTGCAGGGTACGCTGCTGACGCCGCCCGACTACAGTCTGCCCTGGCCCAATGCGCGGGCGCTTACGAAGCTGCCCGGCTAAAACTCAACTGAATTCAGACCCTTGCGCCTGAGTTGCCCCGCGAGGTATATTCAGGCTATAATTCAACGCAAACGCGACGCATGCTGAATCAGCTGCTAATACCACCGGAGTATTTATGAGCACCAGCACGACGTTCACCACTCTGCTTGAAGACGCCCGGCGCTACCTTGAGCGCGGCTTTACAGCAGAAAGCGACCCAATTGTTTATGAGCAATTGCCTCGCCTCATCACCCTGGCCCAACGGCGCATCGCCCGTGAACTCAAGATTCAGGGTTTCATTCGTGCTGTCTCAACACCTCTGAGCGTGGGTGTGGCAGTCTACCTGAAACCTGACCGCTGGCGTGACACCGTCAGCATGACCGTGAACGGTTCACCCATCTTCGCGAGAGCCTACGAGTACCTGCGTTCTTACTGGCCTAACGAAGCCGAAACCGCAGCACCTCAGTTCTACGCTGATTACGACTATCAACACTGGTTGATTACACCCACCCCGGCGGCTACTGATACGTTAGAGATTCTCTACTACGAGCAGCCCCGGTTCCTTGACAACGAAACGCAGACCAACTGGCTCACTGAATATGCGCCTGACCTTCTGCTTTACGCCACCCTGCTAGAAGCCACCCCGTTCCTCAAGAACGACGAGCGTATGCAGATGTGGCAAACTACCTACGACCGAGCTGCTCAAGCCCTCAGCGGTGAAGACCTGAAGCGTATTTTGGATCGTACCTCAACACGGAGTGAATCCTAATGGCTTATACCGACGTCTTTGGTGGCGCAAACATTTACCCCAGCGAGATCAGCTATAGCGCGGTATCGCTGACTGCGGACATTTTTCTTTCATGGCCCGAGGAGACCTCAGCGTCTAGCAACCTGGCCACGCGGATAATGGATATTTCGGCAGCTAGCGCGGGGCTCAACGTGTTCCTGCCAGATGCTAAAAAAGCAGGTCCCGGCGAAACTATTCTGTTCAACAACAAAGGGGCTCAGACCTTTGTCGTAAAGAACTCCGCAGGTGTGCAGATTGTCTCACTCGCACCCGGCACCGTATGGCAGGTCTACTTGACCTCAAACACCACCGCTGCCGGTGTGTGGGCGGCGTTGCAGTATGGGGCGGCTACGGCGGCTTCAAACGCTTCAGCGCTGGCGGGCACGGGTATTGTCGCGGTGGGCACGTTGCTCTCTCAGTCAGTACCCACCACCTCTTTCAACTCAGATTACACTGCGGGTGTGAATGACCGCGCTAAGATGTTCATCTGGAGCGGCGCAGGCGGCACATTGACTCTACCCTCAGCCGCCTCGGTAGGTGACAACTGGTTCTGCTACCTGCGCAATTCAGGCACTGGAGCCGTCACAGCTGATCCTTCCGGCACACCGCTGATTGACGGCCTCTCGTTCTTGAACTTTCAGCCCGGCGAGTCTGCAATCATCGCCACTGACGGTATAAACTTTTACACCATTGGCTTCGGTCAGTCTGCCATTTTCGCGTTCGACTACACCGTGATTGACGTTGCCGGCACAGGCGACTACGTGTTGGTAGGTAGTGAGCTGAACCGCATTGTGTACAAGTTCACGGGGCTGCTTACGGGTAACAGAAACATAATCGTGCCCGCCACGGTTCAGCAATACTGGATTGACAACCAGACCACGGGTGCGTACGCGTTCACCGTCAAGACCTCAGCGGGTATAGGTGTGGTGCTGAACTCAGGACAGCGCACCATCTGTTACTGCAACGGTGCAGACGTGATTGACGCTGACTCGTCAACAATTTCTATACCTATCCAGATAAACCAAGGTGGCACAGGGGCTGTAACCGCCCCGGCTGCTCGTATTAACCTAGGCGCTACTTCGGTAGGTGACGCGCTATTTATTGCAGCTGACCCAGACGCCGCCTGGGCCGCACTGGGTAACATGCCTATCCTGACTGGCGGAGAGTTCTAATGCCTGTACCCACCGTAATCCTAAAGTCACAACCCGGAATAAAACGGGACGGCACCAAATTTGACGGTGACTTCTACACGGACGGTCAGTGGGTTAGGTTTCAACGCGGGTTGCCGCGCAAAATCGGTGGGTATCGCTCGATAAACAAGTACCTCACCGAGATATCTCGCGGGTTCACCAGCTTCACGCAGATGAGCATCCAGTACTGCCATTCAGCCGGGGCATCACTGGTGCAGCGATTCACAATTGACGCGAGTAAAAACAGCTCAATCATCAGTGACCGCACACCCGCGACCCTAGTTGATTCAGCACAGAATCGCTGGATGTTCAACTATGAATTTGATTCATCCACCACTGACAACTTGTTGCTAGCCCACGTAGCACCTAACGGCAGCTGCTTGTGTAATGACACGGGCGGACAGATATTCTACGGTGATGTCACGGGCACGGCGGCGTTGACTGAAGTCACGCTCCCAGCCGGGGCTAACGTCACGGGCGGCATAGTCGCCCTGCACCCCTACCTTTTCTATTACGGCACCGCCGGAATCATAGGTTGGTCAGTAGCCGGTGCACCCACAGACCTGTCAGGTGCGGGCTCGGGTATTGCCCGGGTTTGGGGTCAGAAGATTGTCAAAGGTATGCCCCTGCGGGCTGGTGCGGGCTCGGCTCCTGCCGGTTTGTTCTGGGCGTATGATGCCGTCATACGTGCTACGTTCT